CTCGCGGTCGCGCAGGTAGCGTTCCGTCATCTTTCCAGACGTATGGCCGAGCAGTGTCTGAGCGTTTAGCCCCTGCTGCCGAGCGTCCGATGCAGACATGGCCCGCAGGTCATGAATCACCGCGCCTTCAACGCCAGCCTTCTTGCACGCAGCCCGCCAATCCTTGTAGATGGGCTGATACGCCTGCTTGTGCGATCCAGCGCCCTTTATGAGCCACATGGACGCGACAGGGCCATGCGCGGCTTTGGCGGCCTCCACTGCGGCCACCAGGGCCGGGTTCCACTCAATCAAAACCTCTGCGCCCGTTTTAGCTTGGCGGAAGTAGATACCGTCGTCACGCAGATGCTCGCGCCGGATCGCCAACACATCACCAATCCGTTGCCCGGTGGCATGGCATAGGTTCATCACCACCCGCAGTCGCTCCGAGCCTGCATCAATCACTGCCTGAAACTCCTGGGCGGTGATACGCCGGGTGCGCGCTTTTTGCGGCAAGCGCTTGGCCCCCACGACCGGGTTGCTGTCAACAATGCCAAGCTCAAGCGCGTAATCGAACACCAACTTAATCGTGCTCTGTATTCGGTTTGCCATGGCCGGCGTGTCTGCCAGACCCCTGCGCATTTGCGCAATAGCTGCCGGGGTTACTTGGTACGGCGTAAAGTTTTTAAATATCTCCTGCGCCTTTCTGGCCGACAGGGTGTACAGCTTTCTGGTGGCTAGCGCTTTGCCTGCGTTGATGCTGGGCAGGGCTTCCTCAATAAGCTGTGCCATGCCACCTAGCTGCTGGGCGTGCAGGCGCGCGTACTCAGTCAGCGCGTCCTGTAGGTTGTCAGAAAGCCGTGTCCACTTACCGCGCTTGACTAGATAGAACGCGCCGTGGCGGTGGAAAACACAGGGCGGGAGATGTCGGTTGTGTTTGCGTGGGCGCATGTTCTACGTCCCTCCTGAAGACCACAATGGTTCCGTCTGTGCGCTTGCGAAACGGTACGCCCAAGGCACGCAACTCGCGGGCCTGTGCGCTGTTCATCTTGCGCCCCGTCAGCGTCTGCAACTCTTCGATGCTCAGAATCATCGCGCGCCCCCTGGGCGCTTCGGCAGCGGCGACCAGGCCACGAAGTTGCTGTCGTCCACCCAGTCGCCAATGACAGCCACGCCCCCATCCGTAAGGATGAGCATCTTCACGCCACGCGGTGGCCGCTCTTGCTCGGGATCGCGCCAGTACGCCTGACCAGACGTGGCCGGCATGTTCACGTTCTCGCTCATGGCTCAGTCCTGCGCGTGCGTCTCAACGCGCAGCCCGTTGAGCCAGCGCAAGACCTCAAGGTCGATCGCGTCCTGCATCGCATCGTCTGCGCCCACTACTGGCCCCTGAGCGCTCGCACGCAGGGCCGCACGCAGCGCACGGTGATCAGGGTGCGCGGCAATCAGCGCCCGCAGCACGACAGCCATGGCGACGAACTTCGCTGCGCTGTCAGAATCCATTGCCCCACCCATTTAGCTTGGCAACCTCTGTGCACGCGCAGGCGTAGTGCGCAGGCCCCCACGACCAACAACCGTCGGCGTGTGTAAGAGATTTAGGTGAATTATCTTGCTCGGATAATTTTTCGAGCAATTTGTTCAGATACCACTGCGCCTTGCGCACATCTTCCGCGCCGCCTTTTGCTTCGTAGCGCCAGAGGTATTTCAAGACGTTGCCAACCAGATAGCCTTCGACAGCCGATTTGCCAACAACTGCGGACTTAATTGCGTCGATGCACTCAACGTCACCCATGCGGTAGTGGCTAGGGTTGATAGGGTCTGATGCTTTCACGCGGCCAATCTCCCTGCGAGCATCTGATTCATCCGAATCTGTTTCAGCCGCGCACGGCTTTCGCGCTTCATCTGCAGCGGAGTCTTGGGCACGCGCTTTACATCCTTGGCATTGCCAAACGCGAAAACGCGCTCGCACGGCCTGCCCAATCGGTCGCGCCGGAACTCCACGATGTGCACAACCCGCTCTTTGTGCAGCGCCGCGATGTACCGCAAAATCGTGATGTACGACAGCCCGGTCTTCTCTGCCAACTCGCGTGACGACACTTCATCGTCCATCAGCGTTTTCATCATCCGCGCCAGGGCGCTGGCGTTAACCTTTGCGTATCTCATTCTGTTAGCAGTCTCCATGCTGCTGCGGCGCAGGCTGGCACCTGTCCATTTCCAAGGGCTTTAAGTCTGTCCACCCGAGCGGCCACCCCATCAGCCACTCGACCCACATCGGGTTCAGACGCATACCAGTCTGGTACTCCACCACCCAGTCGAGCATGTCTGAACGACTCTTCCCATCCTTGCGTGTCATGGAATTCCCCCCCCCTTGTGACAACGCGCTGTCGGCGTCGGCCATTTCTGCACAGTCGCCGCTAAACCGCGATTGCTGCTCGTTCCGTCCGGTCTCATGGCCCGCACCGTGCCGGTTTTCGTCGTGTACAACTCCCCGCCCGTAAACGGGTGCGCATCCTGCGCGCAAGGCGTCGGAACCCACAAGCCAGAATCTGTCCCGCTGATGCGGCGCTCCAACGTCGGCAGCTCCCAGCACTGTCCATTTGCAGTCATACCCGAGCGCGGCCAAGTCATCGAGCACGACTCCGAGTCCTCTAGTAATGAGTGCTGGACTGTTTTCCACGAAGACGTAGCGCGGTCGAATCTCGCCAACGATCCGCGCCATGTGTCGCCACATTCCGCTACGCTCTCCTGTGATGCCCGCGCCTTTTCCGGCGATGCTGATGTCCTGGCACGGAAAGCCGCCAGATACGACATCAACAATTCCCGCCCACGGTCTGCCGTCAAAGGTCTGAACGTCATCCCAAACCGGGAAAGGCGGGAGAAGGCCGTCATTCTGTCGGGCGGCAAGTACGCAAGCTGCGTAGGGTTCCCATTCGACTGCGCAGACGGTTCGCCACCCAAGCAACTTTCCGGCAAGTATTCCGCCACCAGCGCCTGCAAAGAGCGCAAGCTCACGCAAAACGCCCCCCAATCCTGGGTTTCGACTTCGCCAGTTCTTTCATGTGATGCGACGAATGCTCCGCATGCGTCATCAATTCCAAGTTCTCTAGGCGGTTGTCCAACTTGTTCCCGTTCAAGTGATGCACGCACTCCGTCGGTAACAGCCGGCGCCCAAGGCAGACTTCCATCACCATGTCGTGGACGTGCATTTCCTTCCGACCGGCCGCAAATGGGTGCTTGGCCGCGTACATCCGCTGATAGCCGTCCTTCGTCAGCCGCAGCTTGTATGGCGTTGAGCGCACCCCGGTACGCTGCCCAAGCCGGCCCTTGCCGTTGTTCTTCTGACGGCAGGTCACGGAGCAAAACACCTGCTCGCGCCGCTTGGGCGCAAACGCTGCGGTGCATATCAGACAGGATTTCATCAACTAACCTCCGCGAAAAGAGCCAGCTCATTCACCAGGTTTCCGCACTTCGTATCCGTGGTTTCGCAGCAGTCGCTCAGCAGCACGCAGCTTAGGCGTGAGCGTGTCGCGCGCCTTCTTCGGCCTGCCCGCATGCGGCACCCACTGCTTTCCGAATGTCTCTTGCATCTGCGGCAGGTGCCGCGTGTCAAAGGGACTGACTGTTTCTTCCATGTCTTGCCTTTCCTTACCAATCACCGCCACACCTCGCCTGCCTTACCCCGCCGCGCCGCGCCGCGCCTTGCCATACCGCGCCGCGCCTTGCCATGCCTGCCGCGCCCCGCCAATCCGGTCGGCGCCCGTCCTAACCTGGCCATGCCGTGCCTGCCTTGCCAGTCCGCGCCACGCCGTGCCGCGCCGGGCCGCGCCGGGCCACGCCTCGCCTGCCTTGCCTTTCCGCGCCCCACCGTGCCCCGCGTTACCGGGCCATGCCAGTCCTCGCCTTGCCTTGCCCCGCCCCGCCCCGCCGCGCCGCGCCTTGCCATGCCTCACCGTGCCGAGCCTGGCCCTGCCTTGCCATGCCTGTCCCGACCACGCCTGCCTTAAGCCGCCAGCCCATCCTCATCTGGCCGGCGACGCACAACCCTTGCGCTCATCAACCCCAAGCGCTCCACCATCTCATCCACTTCGCGCATCAACCCAAACATCCGCGACAACTCCCGCGTGCGTTCCAGTAATGCGCGAGCGCGTGCAAACTCTTGCGCCAGCGTCTGGTGCTGCAAATCCTCGACGCTGATAGAGCGGGTGGCGATATAACTTTGTGTTGATGGCTGCGCCTCGGGGTTGCGCACATACCTGGGGACGGTCAGCGAGTAGCTGTCGGTGGTGATAACGACCCTGCGCGAAAGCAGGGTGCGGGCTTGCCAAACCCGATGCGCGTGCCCCGCCTTTTCGTTGTCCCACTCGAAGCAGTTGTGCGCCGGACAG